GAGAGTTTTCACAGGAGTACATGGGAGAATATATTGTTGACACTGTTGAAATGAATGAAGCCGATATGCTTGACCTATTTGATAAGGATAATGATTATCTTAGTGAATGGACGAAAGATCAAAAAATTGAATTAGTACGAAGAAATGTTGTAAAGGAGGCATCAGAAGATGAATGACATGGAACAGGATGTTTATGATAGGGCTTGCGTCCATTATAAGAAGAAATATCGTCTGGAAAACTATGATTTTGACATAGAAGATATATCAACTGTTATAGGAGAATTCTGGACAGATTACTTTTCTGGAAATCCTATATATATTGAGGGGGGTTTAACAGATGAACAGAGAACCTTACTGGGATTACATGGGTAGTCGAATGAAAGAAGAACGAATCATAGACACCAAAGATTCCCTTGAAAAAAGGATTGGAGAGCTTGAACGTAAGGTAGCACTGCTTACTGAAACTGATTTACGACAATTGGAGTTAGACATATAATGCCCACATACACATTTTATGATAGCAAAACTAAAAAACAATGGGATGATATGATATCCAATGATGAACGAGAGAAGTTCCTAGAGGACAATTCTCACATCAGTCAAATCCCTGGCGGGTTCGTAATTGCTGGAGATCATATCATGGGCGCCGGTCCAAAGGTAGATGGCGGCTTTACAGAGAATATGCAACGGATTGCTGGGGCACATCCTGGCTCTCCTCTTGCAGATAGATTTGGCGGCAGTACACAAACACACCAAGAAATTAAAACGAGGAGCACAATTAGTAAACATGCAACGAAAGTTGCTCGTGATGGTTTCTCTGCAAATAGAAAGAAAACATTATAAAAACATAATGCAATTTAATATAAATAGAATTGATGCGGGCGAGAAATATCATACTTCAGCATGGATGCACAGCGTCCTGCAAGCTTGGAAGTCAATCCGCCTATGCATCAGAGAGAGAGGGGCCCGCGTACTCCTCTCTCTCTCACTTTTTCAGTAAGGATATGTAATGGCAAGTGTTAAGAAAAATAAAGAAATTAATCACATTAATCTAGTTGAAGTCAAACCCATCACTGATAATCAGAAGGTGGTGTTTGATACATATAAAAAGGATAAGAACCAATTTTTGTTCGGTGCTGCTGGCACAGGCAAGACGTTTTGTGCGTTGTATCTTGCTATACAATCAGTCTTGGATTTGAAGACCAAGTACGAGAAAGTGATTTTAGTGCGCTCTCTCATCCCAACACGCGAGATTGGTTTCTTGCCGGGTGATGAGGAAGACAAGGCTGCACTGTATCAGGTGCCGTATCAGAACATGGTTCAGTTCATGTTTGAGCAACCTAATGAGCAGGCCTTCAATAATTTGTATGACCGGCTAAAGGGACAGGGAACACTCTTTTTTCTATCAACTTCTTTTCTAAGGGGGTTGACATTTGATAACGCAATCATTATAGTAGATGAATGTCAAAACATGAACTTCCACGAACTGGATACGATTACCACTCGCGTTGGCCAGGATTCTAAAATCATGTTCTGTGGTGATTTTGATCAAACTGATTTACAGAGAACTAATGAACGTAATGGTCTACATGACTTCCTTCGTATCCTCAATGAGATGGAAGAGTTTAACTGTACAGAGTTTACGATTGGCGATATTGTCCGCTCTGGGTTCGTGCGTAGTTATCTGATTAATAAGATTAAACTTGGAATAGGAATGGAATGATGGATTTAGAAAAACTCAGAGAACAACTTGAAATTGATGAGGGCGTCAAATATGAGGTCTATAAAGATCATCTTGGATATGCTACTTTTGGCATCGGCCATTTGATAACATCACACGATCCAGAAAATGGTTGGTCTGTGGGCACAGATATTGATGAAGATAGGGTTATTGAAGTCTTCGAACAAGATTGCGAGAGCGTCCTGCGAGACTGCTCCATTCTATACGAAGACTTTTATGATTTACCAGAAGAAGCTCAGCAAGTAATTGCTAACATGATGTTTAATATGGGCCGCCCTCGTTTGAGCAAATTTAAGGGTATGAAACGTGGTGTGGATTCCCGCGATTGGAACGCCGCCGCAGATGAGATGGTTGATAGCAGTTGGTATCGACAAGTGACCAATCGAGCAGACAGACTAGTTGAAAGAATTCGTGCGTTAATATAATGTTTAATCATGTACCAGTTGAGTTGCAACCTATAACGGCAACAAACACGGATGGTGTACGTCTATATGAGACACCAGAGGGTAACAAGTATCCCTCAATCACAACTGTGCTATCGGTTAGAAACAAACAGGGATTGATGGAATGGCGTAAACGTGTAGGCAATGAAGTTGCTAACCATATATCAAGAACTGCTGCAGCTCGCGGCACAAAGGTTCACCATATGTGTGAGGATTACCTCAACAATATGGAATCTGCATGGCCTGATAAATTTAAAGAACATAAGAAAAATTTTCTCCCTTGGTGTTTATTCAAACAACTTAGAAATGAAGCATTATGTCATATAAACGACATATATGCACAAGAGGCGGGATTATATAGTGATAAATATAAAGTAGCTGGTAGAGTTGATTGCGTTGCAGAGTATAAAGGCACACTATCCATCATAGATTTTAAAACTTCTACAAAAGAAAAAAATGACGAGTGGAATGAGAATTATTATATCCAAGGCTCTGCGTATGCAGAGATGTTTGGGGAACGAACAGGTATAGAAATTTCTCAGGTGGTGATTTTAGTAGTTACGGAAGATGGAACAGTACAAGAATTCATCAAGGACAAACAAGAATATTTGAATAGATTGTCAGAGACAATTAATATATGGAGTGAGGAAAATGTTCAATAAATTAACGAAATGTGTTGTAATTGTTATGTTTGCGACATTAATGTTGCCGCAGATATCAACAGTACATGCAGAAACAGAAGCACCAGTAAAGAAAATTACACAGATGCTTTATCCAACAGTTATGGTTGACCTTTCTGATGGCCAGGGTTCGGGCACCATTATTTTTAGTGGAAAGCGAAAACATGAATCTTGGAAGGATGAAAAGGTTTGGACCCTTGTTCTAACCAACCACCATGTTATTGCTTCTGCTGTAAGTATTGAAGAAGAGTTTGATCCGAAGAAACAAAAGATGTTACAGAAAGAAACTAGACGACCAGTTCATGTTAGGTTGTGGGATTATAATGACTATAGCACTGCGATAGGTACAACTGGCCGGGTTGCTCGTATTGTTGTATGGGACAAACACAGGGACTTAGCTCTTTTACGTTTAGATGATAAGGAGAGGGTTATAAAGAATATTGCAACTCTCTGGCCAGAGGATATTGGTGGGCCATATCTATTTCAAAAGACTTGGGCAGTAGGTAGTGGTATGTCGAATCCACCTTATCCAACTGAAGGACTATTAAGTGGTATCAGTGGTAAGGATGCGAAAGGTCGGGCTCTCTATCTGTCCAGTGCTCCTATTATCTTTGGTAACAGTGGTGGTTCTCTATGGGCGTATAGTAAATCTAGAGATAGGTATGAAATGATCGGCGTTCCTTCTATGGTAGGTGCATTTGGATATGGAAATATTATTCCTCATATCGCATGGTCTAGGCCTATTTCAGAAATTCGTGCATTTCTAAGGGAGAATGATTATGGGTTTGTCGTTGGAGATGAGGATGTTGCTAAGGAAGACCCCGATGCAAAAGATAAAGATAAAAATGAGGATTAAGTTTCTTTAAGGGATATATAATGAAATATTTATTAATTGGTTTAGTGTTTCTGCTGCTGGGTAACCAAACCTTATTAGCGCAAGAAACAATTCCAGATACAGAAGATATAGAAAACCTGCCGGATTTTTTTGTGACAAGTAAACCTGTGATATGTGGGCCCAAGAGAGCAGTTTTTGACAAAATTGTAGAGTTTAATGAAGTTCCGTATGCTGCATGGATTGACGCAGGACGGGGAAATAATGTTATGTTATATATAAACGTGAATACAGGCACAACTACCGTAGTAGAACAAATGGGTGGAATAGCGTGTATTATCAACCAAGGAAAGGGTGGAGCTGTAGTTTCGCCCCCCGAAAAAATCAAAGGAATGAGAATAAAGTACTTGACTTTTTAACCCTAATGTGGTATAAATATAATACAATTTGATGATACGAATTGAAAACTGCACTGGACGCGGGGGCAGTACCCGCCGCCTCCACCAAAAGGAGATTGGTATGGTAATAGAGATGTTAGGAGATTCAGATGAAGAACCTTCAAGTAAAAAAAATATCGGTGGTAATGTTTAAGTTGTACATCACATGGAGCATATGTGCCGATATTATATTGATTGCCGGTATCATTGCTCTGATTTTGGGTTATGGCAAAATCTCTTTTTGATGGGGGCGAAATAGGATCGACAGGCTGGAATAGATGAGTGGAGAATTGTCGGGTGACTCCGTAATTGGTCAAATTAGTAAATGCAAACGATAATGCATACATTGGGGATTATGCTCTAGCAGCATAATCTTTCGGGGTTCGGTGGGTTCCTTGCAACAGAATACCCATCACTTTATTGAAAAGGGGTATTGACAAATACATATTACTATGTTATACTCTATAAACAATGTCACTGATGAGTCTGTGAAATCCAGACGAAACACTTTGTGTCTGACAATATTGTCAAAAACATCATCTTCGAAAGGATGAATTTCTACATGACTATTAATACTACAAAGGCAGCTAAGGTTGTTGCCGCACTTGAGAATGGAACTGAACTTACTGCTAAGCAGATTAGCGCTCGTTACGGCGTTAAGAATGCCCGGGCACTTGTCAGTTCTCTTCGTATGCAGGGATATCCTGTATATCTCAACAAGCGTGTTAGCACGTATGATGGCGAGACTTATAGCAAGTATCGTTTGGGTACGGCAACACGTTCTGTGATTGCTGCTGGTTACCGCGCCACCGCGTAAGGTAATTCAACAACGGGTGATGCCGTAACACATCCGTGAGGGGTCCACGGTTAGCCCCTCAACTTTAACGGGATGGGAATTCCCACTCTATCAAACAAGATTATCAATGCCACTAATGACTTTTAATACATCGAAGACCTTCTCAATGAATATTGAGAACGTAGCCAAAGAAAAGAATATTACGCATATGGAAGCAGTACTAGACTACTGCCAACGTAATGACCTTGAACCCGACACAGTGGGCAATCTTATTTCCAAAAGTCTCAAAGAAAAAATCGAAGCAAACGCAAGAGACTTGAACTTCTTACCTAGACAAGCGCAGCTTCCAGTATGATATATGAATTGAAAGTTCCAAATGGAAAATATACAGCAAATAATTTGTTTGTTCTGTTTTTCACTGTAATCAAACATAGATTATATCATTTAATCAAAGACAAAAAGTTTATGGATTAATGAAACATCTCAAGGAACAGAACACCACCTATTTTAGACATCTTGTTCATTCATGGTCTATGGGTATTGTTCTTTTTATTCACGGGCTAATCCCCTGCATTTTAACTGATTGGGTATCAAAGCGTATCTGTAATGGAACCGATTGACGTATATCTTATGTACTGTGCTATGAAAGCACATTTTGGTAAGAGCGACTATGACTTTGTAACATACAAAGGCAAGACCCGTATCAAACGCGAAACCTTCTATAAACGCAAGGACAGGTCGTTCTTCGTTAGGTTGTCACACAAGTACAAGACAGAGTTAGAAATCCAAAACTACTTCGTCGCAAATTTCATCAAGGACAAGAAGGGCTACATTGCTAACTTCAGTAATGAGAACTATGAGTCATGGAAACTGAAACGACAAGGGTTCTTTAACTTGTTTGATGTGGAGATGAAACCTCTAGTAGATGCGTTTGAGGATTTGTTCGTAGTAGAGAATGGCCAACACCCTAAATTAATGAAAGAGTTTCTAGGCGGCCGCGTGTCGTTAGAGACAGTGATTGTACTGGATGAACTGGTCAACTTTGACCCCAATTGGAATAAAGAATTAGAGGACGATATTATATGGATTGATTTAAGAAATCTGATGGATAATTATGAAAGGTTCTTGACAATTGATCGAGAACAGTATAAGATAAGACTATTGAAACTTATAGAGGAGTCCAATTGATGGAAGAAAATGCAGTACGAGTAGAAGGGTTCTTTGAGGCACGGTGCCGAGAACTAGAACTAGAAGTGAAGAGCCTGAAGTGGGACAACTCTGAACTTGATGCGAGGAACAGGCAATTGTTCGAGCGAGTTGAGAAACTTGCAAATCGCCACCAAAGCCGCCCGCAGAGGAATTTCAACAAACCTCAAAGGCAGTTTAACTCTAACAGGTAAATGGTTTGCCCTCGTAGCTCAACGGCAGAGCAATTGCTTTGTAAGCAATAGGTTCGCGGTTCAAATCCGTGCGAGGGCACCATTTCCGAAAGATATATTATGAAGAAATTCCTAATGATTTTTGTAGCAGTATTGATGATGACAAATGTCGCAAATTCCGCAACGGTAAGTGGCAAAAAGGTTTTCAAAAAATGTACGGCATGTCATTCATTTACAAAGAATAAAATTGGCCCGTCTTTGGGTAACATCTTCGGTGAGAAAGCTGGTTCAGTTAAGAAATTTAGATATTCAAAAGCAATGAAGAAATCTGATATTATATGGGATGATTGTACATTGGATAAATTCTTAACGAAACCAAAAAAGTTTATCAAAGGAACCAAGATGCGTTTTTCTGGTATTAAAAAGAAGACACACAGGGAAGCTTTGATAAAATATTTGAAAGAAAATCAGATCAAATGAATATTGACTTTAAACTTAAAAATGTAGATATAGATTTTGAAACAGTTGATCGCATTATCGTGGCCGGAATGCTTGACCAATATAGTATTCTTAAACAGGAAATTAAAGAACAAAAAACTATTGAGAATCCAATGGATTATCAAAAAGAAGATTTGGAATATAATGAAAAATTTCTAGATGCTGTCAAAACGATGTTAAAACATTATACTACCCGCTCAGAGTGGCCAGAAGAACTGAAAGATGAATAAGTGAAAGTAAGATTGATATCACATACACAACCCGATAACATTATCGGTGTTGATGACGTACAGGAGCTTATCGCATACTGTGCTAGGGTATCTAATCCCGACAATCAGAACAACAAGGAAACCAGTGAGAAACTTATCAAGTATTTGATTAAGAATAAGCACTGGTCACCTCTAGAGATGGTTAATGCTTGTATTGAGATTGAGACAACGCGAGACATTGCACGACAGATACTACGTCATCGTTCGTTCTCATTTCAAGAGTTCAGTCAACGATATGCTGACCCCACAAAAGACTTAACCTTTGAGACACGGGACGCACGGTTTCAAGATACAACGAACCGACAGAACAGCATTGATTTTGACCCTACTGATGAACCACAGCTTCGGCTGAATGAAAAAT